CTGGAGCACACGACGGAGCGCATGGCCGCCCAGTACATCCGCCACAAGGTGGGCAAGAAGGTGAAGCCCGTTCGGTGAATTGCGGAACACGGGGAGAGTTGGGGAACGCGGCCTGTAAACCTCGGCCCCATCTTGCTACTTCTTCGATAGCAAAGAAAAAAGGCCCCGTATCGCTACGGGGCCTTGTGTTCTTTGGTGGGTCCTGCGAGATTCGAACTCGCGACCAACGGATTAAAAGTCAGGCCCGCAAACCATATAAATCAATGGGTTACGTGAATTTTCGGGAATATTTACTGAAACTAGCGCAAGCACAGATGGGCCCTCCAAGGGCTTATTCCCGCACCCACAGCCTTTGGGGAGGGCCTAAATGGAACATGCCTAAACATCGAACTGAGAATGCAGGCTGACTAGCCGCTGAGCCAGCGTCTCGGCGTCGTGGCGCATGGCATAGAGCGACGTCGTGCCGATGGAGACATGGCCGTACCAGATATGGAATCCATCGAGGCCCTGCAGAGACGCCTCCGCACAATTGCGAATAGCTTCGGAAATCGTTCCGGACTGGAACTCCTCGACTTCAGCCTGGCAATGTAGAACGCGAGCCGTGTAGAGGCCGGGCTCTTCCTTGTCTATGTGCAGTGTGAGGATCATGGCTTTCGGCCTAGCACCAGTTGGATTGAGCCCGTCCCATGCTGCCGCCGCGGCGAGATCCAGTAGACCCACAGACCCCGAGCCCAGGCGCAGGCATAGATGATCGACACGGCGAATATGCCCCACTGCTCGGCCTGCCAGCTGGCATAGAACCAGAAGGGCTGACCGAGCATGCCGAACACAGGCGCCCACTTGCGCGAGCCCTCTCCCCGGGCCTGGGAGAGCCAGGCCGCCAGGGCGCCCAGCAGGGCAATTGCGATCTGATCGAGGCTCATGGGTACATGGTACGTGAGACCAGCCGCTTGCCCTTCCCGGCTGCACGGCGATGGACTGGCGCGCGCTGGGACGATGAGTGCGGCGTCAAAACCTTCGACGGGCCGCACGAATCGGCCGAGGCGGCTCTGGACTGGGCTATGGAGCGGTGTCCCGAGGACTGATTTGCAAATGAAGCCTGCATACAATGCGGGCTCACTTACACCCGGAAACAATCATGTTCATCAAACAGACTATCGCAATTGCAGCTTTGGCTCTCAGCGCAGGTACATCCCACGCCTGGAGCTTGGTGTATGCAAACGATGCAAGCGGTGCTACCACTGCAGGCTCATTGCAAGCCCTTCGTGCTGCTGCCAATGGCGGTTCATCGGTCAAGGTGCTCGTTCTGACGGCGGGCCACACTTGGCAGGTTCCATGTGCGCATGTTTCCGTGAGGAATGACTCAACACAGGCGGTAATCTGCACCAAAGGCAGCGAATTTCACATCGACGTGACACCAGGGGCGCAGTTCGGCCAAGTACCGAATCCCACCAAATTCGCATTCTTTGCAGCTAACACCCTTGGTCAGTATGCGCAGGTGGACATGCAAGTGAGCAATGGATCGGTGGTGTCTCGGAATACCATCAACGCACAGATGCAGTGGTACGTCGAGTGAACCTCAAAGCTACTGCCTGATCGGCCGCGTGCACGCCATCAGCGCTCGGTATCGGAAAGGGCGCGCAGGTGGTCGTCGTTCGAGCTCATGTGTACGCCCTTTCGTGGTTTGGATCACGGCAGGGTGGCAGGCTTGGTACGGGACGACTTCCAAAGGACTCTCAGCAAAGCTGAAGCCAGCACTCACCACACGGCAACATCTATACCTAATTCACCATCGAAATGACAACTACGGATTGACGAGTCGTGAGCACAAAGCAAGAAGCAATGATTTTCCTGCTGAAACTTTAAACGATGCGTAATTTCTACCAAGTGAGCATTTGCATCTCAATGAGGATTCGGAATTTAGGTTGCATGCTATGCGATTTTGTTCTGCGGAAAATTGTAATTTTTATTGATGACACCAAATTTCCGTGATACGGTAGGAGGATATAAATTTGCAAGACACATATCCAAATGCATCTCAAATCAAAGCTCTTTTCCTCACTATCGCTCTCGGTGCTCCTCGGGCTCACAGCGACAGCGTCGCTCGGCCAAAATGTTGTTCTCCCGCTTACTGTAGTAAACGCATCAGGTGGCTGGAACGAGGTCAATAGCGCAGTTGACGGCAATCCCAACACTATGTGGAACTCTCAAGGTCCAGCTCCACAATTTATAGAGGTAGACCTAGGCTCTGATCGAATGTTCTCAAGGGTACGCTTGCTACCCGCGCAGAGCGATCCAGGCTACAGCGTCCACAGAATCATTGGCAAAACCTCGGCGGGACAGGAGGTAAATTTCACTACATATGGGAACTTCACCAAAGACAATCAATGGATTGAGATATTCAATCAATTAGAGATACCTGTGAGATATGTTCGTGTGCTCACAACACAGGTCAATTCTTGGGTAGCATGGAGAGAAATACAAGTCTATGATGGAGGAGATCTATCTGAGTCTTGCTACTCGAACGAACATGGCTATGGTTGGGCCATTTATGCCACACTTCCTGGGTCAAGCAAATGTCCCGATACACAAGGTCATTTTCTCGTCAAGTATCGTGACGTCAGAAATCAACCATCAGGGACTCTGATAAATAGTTGCTCGCTTTATGGCCTACAAGGTTGGACAATAGTCAGCAGTTCGAAATTCAGCGGGCAATGCGATGCCTATCAGAACTCCGAACGCTTCATATTGCGGAAAGATTAAATCGCAATAATTTGGTCATCGATTGCTGTCTTCAGAGAAGTCTGCGGCCAGCATACTCGGCGTCACGGGCCAGGCGACGCCGAGGGTTTGGACATCAGCTGCGTGCCCTGCAGCTTTTGCTGCCATGTCCCCATACGCTGCGCGGCAGTCTTCAAATACGACTCCGAGGGCAGCGGCGTACTCAAGGACGGCAGCAGGGGGAGCGCTGGCAAGTCGGCGGGCGGCATCTGCGGATTGCTCGCGCAGGCCGTCAGCAACAGCGCGCAGCTGGTCAAGATCACGGCGCAGCAGCGCCTCGCGGTCACGGGCGGCATTGAGTGCTCCTTGGTACTTCGTGTTCATGGCCTGCTCGGCCTGGCGCACGCGGGCGTCGGCCGCGCGCTGCGCGGTGCTGGTGGCCAGCTGCTGGGTGGCGGCTTCCAGACGGGCCTCGGCCAGCTCGGTGCCCAGGCGCGCGCCCTGGAGCTGCCACACCAGCGCAGCGGCCACGGCGGCGGCACCCAGGTGGGTGTAGAGCGCGGGGATCACGACAGCCCCCTTTCGCAAAGCTGCCGCTCAGCTGCGCGGCGATTGACCAGGCCCGGCAGTTGCTTGCCACCCGCCCAGGTCCAGCGGCTCAGCTCCGCGCACGCGCCTGCCATGTCGCCAGCATTGGCCTTGCGTGCCAGCGTGCTTCCGCAGAACGCCCCATTGCCCACGTTGAACGCAAAGCTCAGGAATGCGGCCTTCTGACCGTCCGTCATGGGCTGTCGCACGCATTCCAGCGCGGCCGTGTGCTTGAGCAGATCCTTGTAGAGCATTTCCTCGCACTGCTCGCGCGTGAACGTCTGGCCCATGGCCAGCTCTGGGCCAGTGTGCCCAGTGCAGGCGGTGATGATGCCGATGGGGTCGCGGTATGTGGCCTGCACCGCGCCCTCGTACTTGGCAACCAGAGGTACAGCCAGTGCCGCAGCGGCCGCGCCAATGGCGGCGATCAGCTTTGCCTTGTTGCTCATTTCAGGTGTCCTTTCAGCGCCGCCCAGAAGCCGAGGCACGCGGCGCAGGCTGAAGCGATGTAGCCCAGCGGCTTCGCAGCCTTGCCGATCCAGTTCAGGACGCGGAAAGCGCCCTGTGCGGCCCGGAAGACCTCGACCAGGTCGGCCGTGTTCGCCCGCACCTGCTCGGTGGCCGCCGTATTCGCGGAAAGCTCCCGCTCCATGCGAGTCATTCGCGCGTCCCCCTCATCCAGTCGCGCATTGATCGCCGCAGCTGTCTGCGTGTTGATGGCATCGCCGTAGTCGTCTTGCATTGGCCCTCCTCCGGGCTGTTCGGGCATGAAAAAACCCGCCGAAGCGGGTTGGTGTTGGTAGGGGTGGATCAGAGCGTCACAGCGAGACCGAAAGCGGTATCGAGCGATTCCGGCGTGCCGCCGAGCTGCGCCCAAAGAGCGGACAGAAACGGGCTGTGCCGCTCCCAGGTGTCCGCCTCGTACTCGATCTGAGCCGCGCGCCTGTCGGCGCCATCGGGCATTGCGGCAATGGCTGCCTCTGCGGCTTCGAGCAGGCCCAGCATCAGCAGCGCGAGCCGGCCCTGGCGACGAGTGCAGGAGATGTGCGCCACCGAAGGCGTGGGCTCGTACGGCTCGGCCGCTACGCGCCAAGCGCCTTGATGCAGCTGCTCCGCAACCTCGGGCGTTGCGATGGGCTCGATGCCTAGCACCTCGCAGGCCTTGACGCAGGCTTTGGCCAGGTAGGCGGGGTCATCGTAGAGATAGGCCGCGCTCTCCATCACCACGTACCACGGGGCTTTGGGGCGGTAGGCCGGGATCAGGACCAGCGCGCGCTCGGCGTTGATCCAGGTGTAGACGGCCAGCAAGTCCCCATGCTGGCGGTGAAGGTGCGCTTTGCGCAGGTCGATACATGCAGGCATGCCCGCGAAAGTGGCAGGCTTGGTACGGGATCAGCGCGCCATGCCGCCCGCGCGTCGCCTGAGAGGCACAGCGCCCGCTGTGTCGTTGTCCATCAGCGGCAGGGCCATGTTGATGTAGCGCCACACGTCTGCGCCGTGGCTGGCGTCATCGTGCAGCGGCGGCCCCGGCTCGCCCGTGCGCGGGTCGATCTGGCGCTTGTACCGGCTCAGGCAGTCCAGCAGCTTGGCGCAGCGCTGGGCATCGATGTAGGCCGAGGAGAAGATGCCGCGCGCCAGGCGGATGCCCGACTCCAGGCCCGCGCGCTCCAGCACCTCGACCTCGCGGCCCATGTCCTCCAGGATCTGCTGGGCCGTCTGCCCGGTCTTGAAGTCGCCGTGGGCGCCGTCGTGCGGCAGGAAGTCCGTGCCCCAGCGGTACGGCAGCTTCTCCATCTGCTCCACGTACCACTCCAGCGTCTTCTGGTTGTCCTGCATGAAGTTGATGACGCGGAAATCCATGGCCGTGCGCTGCACGAAGGCGATGGCCATGTTGTCGGCCCAGCCCAGGTCCCAGACCGTGTGCACGGGCAGCTTGGGGTTGTAGGGCACCAGGCACACGCGGTCGTCGTTGTACAGGCGCTCCACCTCCTTGGCGTAGATCGCGCCGGCCAGGGTGCGCTTGGGGCGGCCTTCCCACACGTTCCAGTAGGTGTCCGGGTCGCGCTTGAAGTGCCGGCGGCGCTCCTTCTCCAGCACCTCCGGAAACCAGGGGTTGTCCCGCCAGTTGATTTCGCACAGCCAGGTGTCGCTGTCGGCGGCCTCGATGAACCGCGCATAGGTGGCGTCCGTGGCCAGGTCCGGGTTCAGCGTGAGCCAGATTTCCGAGCCAGGCCGGCGGATGGTCGGCACCAGCACCTCCCAGCTGCGCGCGCTGACGCTCTGGGCCTCTTCCACCCACACGATGTCAATGGCCTCGTAGGACTTGATGGAGTCCACCGTATGGCTCTGCAGGCCCGCGAACAGGATGAGCGTGCCGTTGGCGCCGCGGATCTCCGTGTCCAGCACCTCGTAGAAGCCACCCAGGCCAAGGGCCGCGATCTGGTCGGACAGCAGGCGGTGTACCGAGTCCCGCATGGACTTCTGGATCTCGCGCGCGCACAGGATGCGCAGCGGCCGGTTGCTGCCCATCACCAGCAGGGCCATGGCCACAGACCAGGACTTGGCGCCGCCGCGCCCGCCGTACATGACCTTGAAGCGCTTGGGCTGGAACAGGCCGCGCAGCTTGGAGGGGAACTCGACACGAACGCGCGAGCGGTCTACCTCGTAGTCCTCGGCAAAATCTGGCTCCGGGTCCTCGCCGGCCAGGTGCGCGGCCTGCATGCTGGCAGACAGCAAGCTCATGCGCCCTCCCCGTCGCGCGGGTCGTGCTCACGCGCTGGCGCATCCACGAAGTGCAGCTCGAAGTGGCCCACGTTGCCGCCACCGTTCGGCCCCTTGCCCGCGTCCTTGTCGTTCATGCCGAAGGCCTGGCGCTCCATGTCCACCACGATGCGCAGGCTCTCGGCCAGCACCTTCATGGTCTTGGAGCGCTCCGGCAGGCTGATGACCTTCTGGTAGAGGTCGTTCAGCTTGTCCATGCCGTTGTCGTCTGGCGCGCGCAGCATCTCGCCCAGCTCCTGCAGGTAGGCCACCGTGTCCGCGTCTGCCATCTGCTCCAGCTCATCCAGCAGCGCGTTGGTGATCTTGCGTGCCCGCTGGATGTCCCGCCTGTGCGCCAGCCGGATGGTGGCCACAGCCTGCGCATTCGCGTCCACCACCTCACGTTCGGACGCAGTACGCTCCGCGCGTACCTCGCTGCGTACCGCCTCTTTGCGTACCAGCTGCTCTGCCTTCTCCTGGATGCGCTCCGACAGGTCACGGCTCCAGTCGTCACGCTTGGCCCGCTTGCGGATCGCCCCCTCGCTGATGCCCTGCTCCGCTGCGATCTGCCTCAGGCTCTTGATGCCCGCCCTGTAGTCCAGCTCGATGCGCTCCCACTGGGGGGACTGCTTGTGTTCCTTGCTCATCCGCCCGAAGCTGGCAGGCTTGGGACGCTTCAAACTACTCGAGCACTAAAGTCAGTGCACTTTCGAGTCTTCTACAGGCCGTAGAACGGGCGGTTGGCTTCGATGCGTGCCTGCTCGCTGGCGGGGTAGCGGCGTTCGGCCAGCAACTGCTGCAGCGCGGCGCGGCCCAGGTCGCGCAGCGGGGTGTAGAAGGCGCTGACGGCCAGCTCGTCCAGTGCGCGCCAGGCATAAACCTGGGCGTCGATGAACAGGATGTCCTCGGCCGGGCGCGGCAGCGCGGCGGCCTGGCGCGCATAGAGGCAGGCCAGGGCGAACTCGGATCGCTCGCGGTGGTAGCGCGCCAGCTCGCACAGGGGCTCGGCCCGCTGCGGTCGCGCGGCATAGGCGGTGAGATAGGCCTCGCGCACGGCGGCCGGCTCGGCGCCCGAGCGCTCCAGCAGCACGCCGATCTGGAACAGCGCAAACCACTGCTCCTCGGCCCAGCCGCCCATGGCGGCGCGCTGCCGGTACCAATGCAGGCTGGGCTGGATCTGGCCCGCGTCGCGGTGGCTTTGCGCCAGATAGAACACGTTGCGCGTGTTGCCAGGCTGCTCGCGCACGGCCTTTTCGAGCACGGCGATGTCGCGCAGGTAGGTCTGCGGGTCCCGCGCCCGCGCGCCGTCGTGCGAGACATCGATGTACGGCCCCGCCAGCATCTGCCAGGCCTGGTGCGCCGGGGCGGTCAGGTACTCGTGCAGCACGCCTTCCCAGCGCCAGTCCACGCGCGTGGCGATCAGCGCATTGCGCTGGTATTCGGTGCCCGCCATGTGGCAGGACAGCATGCAGCCGTCCGCCTCCAGCGCCGGCCATGCAAAGCCTTCGGGCACGCGCAGCTGCTCGTCGGCATCAATGAACAGCAGGTAGTCACCGTGCGGCCGCGCCAGCTCCAGCGCCTCGTTGCGGTTGTGGGCGAAGTCCACCCAGGGCCGCTCGTGCAGGCTGCCGGGTATGCCCTCCATGCACTGGCGCACCAGGTCCTGCGTGCCATCGCTGGAGCCCGTGTCCACGATCACCCAATGGTCCACCCACGGCTTGACCGAGGCCAGGCAACGCGCGATCACCGGGGCCTCGTTCTTGACGATCATGTTCAGGCAGATATGGACGCGGCGCGCAGGTCGCATAGCGAGCTCACTGGCAGGAGGCCACCACGATCAAACCGGTAACCGCCGTATTGAAGGCCTGGGTGCCAACCAACTGCACAGTCATGGTGTCGCCTGGTGCGTAAGTGGCGGGGCCGGACACATCACATGTGGGGTTGGCATTGGAAAGCGTACAGATCGGCACGCCCGACACATTGGAGAAGTTCTCGTTCACGCCTCGACGCAGCTGCAGCGTCAGGCTCAACGCCCTGTTCTCTGTCAGCATGGCGCGCAATGATGCATTGGTGCATGAGGTGTGTACCATGCGCTGCGCATCGGTCTCGAATGTGTTACCGCCGCCGTTGGCAAACAAATAAATTGTGCCGTTGCCAGCGCTGTTGCCGCGGGCAGGAGTTGTATACGTCTGGAAAAACCCACCCGAGCCTGCAGGCCCCTGGACTCCTGCAGGGCCTGTGGGGCCTTGAAGTCCAGCTCCTGTGGCACCCGTCACGCCCTGGATGCCCTGGATTCCCTGAATGCCTTGCGCGCCCTGGGGCCCTGTGGGACCTGTGTCACCCTGGACCCCGGTCGCGCCCGTAGCTCCTGTCATGCCGGTCGGGCCCGTCGGGCCGGTTGCACCCGTGGCCCCTGTAGGTCCGGTAGGTCCAGTCGCGCCAGTGGCCCCCGTCGAACCCGTGGCGCCTGGTGTGCCAGCACCGGTGGCCCCAGTCGGGCCAGTGAGACCCGTTGCGCCCGTAGGCCCAGTGGGTCCTGTGGCCCCCGTGGCGCCCGTCACGCCAATAGCGCCTGTTGCCCCCGTCGCGCCCGTGGCACCTGTCGCTCCAGTAGCCCCTCCACCCACGCCGGGAGCGCAATGCACCAATTGTCCAGTCGCGCCGTCAACACACAGCAGCTGGTTGCCAGTGGCCGCATCAGCAGGCAGTGCTGGTACCAGAACTTCGCCGGTGTTTTGCACTCGCAACCGCTCGGCGCCTGCCGAATTCTTGATCACGAAATTGCCGCCTGCAGGCATCGTGATGCTGATGTCTGCAGCATGCGCTGTGGGAGCCAGGAAACCGGCGCCCATGCACATAGCAAGCATAAGGCGTGAGGGGATAGAAGTTTCTTTACGGGACATGGTTTAGCTGCCGATGAGATAGAAGCACGTCCATGCAGGCTCACAACAGCCACACGAGGACGAAAACGAAGGATCAGTTCAAGACGTTGTGCGGGTGCGGCTTTGTCGACGAACAGCCACACCACCGAGCATCAGGCTCAGCAACATCAACCCGTAGGTACTGAGCGTTGGAATACTGGCCGGAGAGGCTGCTACAACAGCCCCGATCTGAACATTGCCAGGCACGATGCTTCCACTGGGGTTTGACAGCGTGGCGCCAGGCCCCATCGTGACGACGGCAGTGCCGGGGCCCGAAGAGGTCAGGATCACCGGCTTTCCAGGCGTGCCAAGGGTAAGTGTGCCCAGCACCGTGAGGTTGGTGCCCGCAGGAAGGACGATGGTGGGCGGCAAGGGACCCGTGCTGATCAACGTCAGGTCCTTCACGACGATGTTGCCGCTCAGTTGAAGGGTGGAACCAGGTGCGCAGGTGTCCGACAGCACCACGCTGCTGGTGCCCAGGTTCAATGGCACTGTGCTCGTAAGGTCACCACTGACGTTCAGTTGCCCCCCTGTCCCAGTGACCGTAGCCCCTGAGTCGAAAGCGAACGAGCCAGTGTCAAAACTCCCCGTACCCAAAGTCAACTCGCCCTGCATGATGACCGCCGTGCAAGGAAGCTGAAAAGAGCCTCCAGCAAGATCAATGCTGCTCCCCGGCGGCATGACCATCTGTCCCCATGCCGATCCACACACCGCTGCGCTCAGAACCAGCGAAGCAAAGCTACGCTTACCAAGTCCTACCATTTGATGATCTCCGCGACGGGGCGTAAGGCCCCTAAGTTTTCAAGCGGGCACGCAACCTCCCTGGTGCAGGCCCCAGCGGCATGATCATCAGATACAAAATAGCATTTAGTTAACAAAAATTAACAATTGATAGCCTCGTTTCATTTATCGAAAGCTATTAACTATTAGCGCGCTATCTAAAGGCGTGCACTCTTTATGCGTAGGTGTCGCCCACCTGGGGCTGGGCTCCGTGGTTGTGGTCATATTGCCGATCCCTCTTTCAGTCGGTAGCGAAGCACTGGCTTGCGCGCCGGCAGCTCGGTGAGCCGGCTTTCCACCTGGCCCTCACGCACCAGGTACAGCAGTGCCCAATCGATCTCCCCTTTGCTGCGGCCCAGGGCCAGCACCAGTTCGGAATGGAAGAACCAGCGCCCGGGGGCCTGGCGCAGAAACCGCAGCAGCACGTCGGTGCCACTTCCCGGGCGGATGACGCCCGCGGGGCGCGGGTTGTTGTGTCGTGCCCCCTCCTCGTGCCAGCCCTCCAGCTGGCCAAGCTACCGGAACACGAGGGCGAGGGAATCACCATTCCTGCAGCTGCCTGGCAGGCCTTTACCGACGAGCACGCCAGCTTGCTGCAGCAGATCCAGCTGCAGGGACTCCAGGCCACGGACCTGCCCCACTGACCCACCACCCCGTCAACCACGCCCCGCCACCTGGCGGGGCGTTTGCATTGCTGAACCGCAGCACGCCACATGAGTGAAACCGCTCTCACCCTCAAACAGGCGGCCGAACGGCTGCAGGTTTCCTACGGAACCGTCTTCGAAAGGCGGCATGAGATCGCCTTTCGCCTACCCGGATCGCGCATATGGCGCATCTGGCCATCTGCCCTTGCGGCCCTCAATAAACCTCGCAACAATGTCACCCGGCTATCGTTGCGGAACCAGGATAGTGAATGCCCATCCGCAAAGATCAAACTTCCGGAATCTGGTGGATCGATCTACGCACGCCAAGCGGCGAAAGAGTTAGGGATGATGTTCAAAACCCCGGTCAAGCCCGGATGGCGTAAGCGAAGTGCGGCAGGAACAATGGCGTCATGACCCAGCAAGAACTTGGCCTGAACCTGAGT